TTAGTTAAGTACTATCTTAAAGACGAAAGAAAAGAAAGAATGCAAATTGCGGGAGCAATGATTGAAAACCCTGTATCTACTAGCATTAGAAATAATGTAGGTTTTCCAGATCATATCAAAAGAGTACTTGATATGTACAAGGTATATAAGTAATGACTAAATCTATTATTAGTGTAAAATCTCATGTTACGGGGCGTAACAAAGGCACGAAATGGACAAAGTTAACTGACCAACTTTTTGACAATCTAACAGAAACTGGGTTAGATAATACTGACATAAGAGACCAAATACAAAGAGATCAAAAAGGCATGTTTGTAAATTTAGAGGGCTTTCTTCAAGCACTTTATGATGCAGAATCCAAGAATGTAAGCTTAGCTACAGGTTTTTCCGACGAATATTTCGGAGACTCAGCAACAACTTCTAGTGGTAAACATCTACAAGAAGGTATTAGAGTTAAATACGCTGAAGCACAGAAAATAGTAAGAGAACTAACAAACGGTGTCACAATGAGTGATAAATATGAAGTAGATCATGTAAATGTTACTCCAGTAAATACAAGAATTACAGCACTTATAGAAGTACTTGAAATGATAAAAGAAGATTATAGGCAAGTACAAGAGAAGGGCAGAGGATCAAACTTAGGGCAAAAAATGTATTCAGATATGAGTATAAATCCTACTAATGCTTTAAAAGCTATTAGCGAGCTAGACACTAGAATAAACCACTTAAAACTAGCTAGAGCATTTATGAAAGAATTAGAAAGAAATATGGAAAGTGGAGCAACCCCCTCAGAACAAGATTTAACATCTATGCTACGGGCAAATGCTAAAGATAACTATTATGATATTACAGCAGATAAAATAAATGATGTAAATGTTTACGAGTCTGGAGGAGATTTAGGCTCTTTTCAAATAATTACAGAATCCGCCCATACCTCAAAAAGTCAAAATCAAAGAATAATGGGTAGTGTACTAAATAGGGTTATGCTAGGGAGCTATAAGCTACCTGAAAACATAGATCCTAAGGAAGAGGCAGCGATTAGAAAAATGTACACACAATTAACAGACGCTCATGAAGGAGGAATTACAGTAGTAGGCTCAGAGGGCATAGAAAACTCCATAAATAGACAGATGATTGAAATACTAAAAGGGAAAACTCCCAAACCTAGTAAATCAAGAACACGTACAACAAAAAAAATAAAAGTGAAGGTGGACTTAAGAAAAACCAAAGCTGCAGTAGCAAAACTAAAAGCTAAAAAACTTAGAATTAAAAAAGCATTACTACTAGCAGGAAAAACAGAAGCAGTAAAGAAAAGAATTCGTAGAAGTAGCTCGGGTCAAGCTAAATCTGCTTTACACTTAAAAAGATTAATAAATAGAAGACTTCCCGCAGAAGTTAGAAGAAACATGGGAAGACCTGCACTAAGAAATAAATCAGGTAGATTTTCAAATAGTGTTAAATTAGAAAGTTTAGTACCCTCAAAAGCTGGAATGGTAGGAAAATACTCCTATATGTATAGTCCTTATGAGACTTTTGAAAATACAGGCGCAAAAAGATGGCCTGGAGCATATAACCCTAAACCCCTTATTACTAAGAGTATAAGAAACTTAGCGGTTCCACACATGGAGACAAAATTAACTCTTAGGAGAACATAGTGGCATCAACTTATAGAACAGCTCGAAAGAAAATTGTTGATGCTTTAGTAAATGAATTGAATACGAGTATAAATGGCGTAGCCCCTTATAATTCAAATTTATTTAATAGTGCTGAAGGGCACTTAAAATTTTTAGATCAGATTCAGGAGTATCCACATCTTTGTGTGGTTGCTGGAGATGAAACTAGACAATATCAACCCGATGGTTTTAAATGGAGATTCTTGCAACTAGATATAAGATGTTATATTAATAATGAAGCGGATCCTCAAGAAATACTAGCTCTTTTAATGGAAGATATAGAGAGAGTGGTAGATAATAATGATATTTTGACTTATGATAATACTGTAAGTCCAAATTTAAAAACAACTTCCCTAACCATAATATCACTATCTAGTGATGAAGGTGTATTAACACCTTTAGGAATTGGAGAAATGTTAGTAGAGGTTAGATATTAAACCGAAATTACAAAGCAGATAAAAATCTAGCTAAGTACTTTCAAAGACTAAAGAAATAGGAGAAAAGCAATGGCTTTAAATCTTTCAAGAAATACAAAAGTATTTGTAAGCACAGTAAATGGAGTCCCGACAACGGGAGGACAGTTTCTTACAGGATATATTAGTGCTGGAGGTTCTAACTACGTCGTAGGCGATAGACTAGAATTTTCTGGAGCGAGTGCGAGCACTGGGTCCGACTTCACTGGTATAGTTGAAACTGTATCTTCAGGAGCCGTTACTAAATTAAACATTAATGGTAACGGAGTAGGTGATGGTATAGCAGACTCAGAAGCACTGACTGAATCAACAGCATATACTACACTAGGAGTAGCCAGTAGTGGCACAGGCTGTATAGTCGAGTGTGTAACTTCAGGCTCAACAACGGCTGTAACGAGCGAAGGCTCAAGAGCAGCAACAGGACGCTTTGTAGGTAATGGCTCAGGCGCAAATACCTTCAGAATTGGTGTATTAGATGGATACAGCTTCTCACAAGGAAGTGAATCTTCTGATGTAACAATATCAGAAGCGGGTGCTACACCCAGTCGTGGATCAAAACGATTCAATGACTCTTTACCCCCAGCCGAATGGTCATTTGGAACTTATGTTCGACCATTCATTCATGGAGCAGATAGTTGGCGAGCAGTTAACAGCTATGATATGTGTGAAAACATATTATGGAATGCGTTATCTGGAACAGCTATTACAGGTGTTTCAGGAGCAGGTGTTACCTGTGAAGCACAAGGAACAGCAGCTAGTGTAACTACTGGCGGTAATGTAACTTTTGCAAATTCAAACGCTCACGAACTTTTAAAACTCAATCTTTATTTTGTACTAGAAAATACAACTTACAGATTAAACGACGCTCAAATTGGCAGTGCAGAAATTGATTTTTCAATTGATGGCATAGCACAAATTACATGGTCTGGTAGTGCAACTACTATTGATCAGGTAACTACTGGTACTGAAGATCCTTATAGATATATATCTGTAATTACAGGATCAGACGCTAGTGGGCAAACAACCGTGACAACAGCAGCTGCTGATGATACTTATACAGAATCATACACATTTGCAGACTCAACAGGTCCAAGCGATGCTGATTATTTAAGAAACAAACTTTCAGCACTTTATTTAGATACTAATGCACAAGGCGGCGGAAGCAGCTCTTCAGGATTAGACGCTAAACTTTATGATGTCAATATCACAGGAGGCTCTATAACAATAGAGAATAATGTTACTTATGTAACACCAGAAACAATTGGTATAGTTGATAAACCAATTGGTTCCTTTACAGGAGCAAGAACAATATCTGGAAGCTTAACAATGTATCTAGATACAAAAAGTAATGGTTCAAACCAACTATTATCAGATTTAGCAGCTGCAACTGACTTAGTTAGTAATTCATTTGATATGAGTTTACTAATGGGTTCAGCTTATGCAGCTAGTAGACCTGGGGCTGATAGAGCAGATAATGCTCACGCAGCAGCAGACTTTACTGGACCAGGTGTAGAATTCTTTATGCCTAAATGTCATTTATCTGTTCCTGCAATAGAAGTTGCGGACTTGGTTTCAGTTTCAGTAGAGTTCTCAGCACAAGGAAGCACTCTATTAACAACTGATGAAATGAGTGTTAAATATATGGGAACAACTACTCATAGTGATAATAGAGGTTATGACCATAACGGTACAGCTAATATTAACGTAGTTAACGCAGCATAAATAAAAAATGTCTTATAGTTTTCTCAAGGAGAGTAAGCTATACATAGTGTATGGCGGAACAAAGTATAGAATCTATACTAGTTCCGCTATATCATTAAACCAAACATTTGCGGAAGATTCGTACTCAGTAAAGACTCTGCACGATCAATCAAAAATGTTTGAAGGTTCAATAATAAATAAAGCAAATCCTGCTTCATTTAGTTTTGATATACCTTTAACAATAGAAAAAGATGAGTCTGTTATTATAGACTTATTAAGTGATTTAACTGATGGTCAGTTAAAAACATTTGATATTTTTGTAGTAACAACAAATAGCACTTTTAAACTAGAAAATGCTGTTATTGCTAATGGTAGCATGGATTTCATACCAGATAATCCATTTATTATTAGACTAGAAGGAGAAGGAACTAAACTATGGAGACCAGGAGATGAAAGTTTTAATATTGAAAATTCATACACCCCCAATGCCTCAGTTCATTCTGAACAGGCTACAAGAACCCCTCTAATAGTATATCCCGTTATTTCAGCGGATAGCTTAGATATGACACATATCGTAAGCGTAAATCTTAGGATTTCGAGTGAAATAAGTTGGACAAGCTATTCCACCCTTCAAGACAGTCTATTAATTACTAATAATGATACAGATACCCTCATGTTTCCAAGTACTTATACGGTAAACAAACGTACGGCTTCGGGAGAAATACGTCAATACCAAGTAGACAGCAATGTCTCACAATTTGATAATTTTAATACTAATACTAATTTAACTATTAAAGCTATAAAGCTAGGAGATGCAGTTGATGCAACCCCTTTCTTTCAGATACAATTAAATCCCGTATCTTACACAGCAAGAATAGATGTAGCTCCTGTATTTACACAGAGTTATGATTTTAAATCTTTAGATAATACAGCATTAGATACTAGAATTACACAATACGAACACAATTAAAATATATTCATAGGAGAATAAAAATGGAATTAAAAAACCTGTTGGTCGACAGTAAGACCACCTGGGTTGAGTTTCCCGGACTCGAGGGATTTGAAGTTGAACTAGCAAATCTTTCTCGAAAAGAACTCGTCGCATTACGAAAAAGATGCACACAAAATAAATTTAATAGAAAAACTAGACAATTTGAAGAAAATCTAGATGATGATAAATTTGTAAAAGAATTTACTCAAGCAACTGTAAAGGGCTGGAAAGGCCTCAAACTAAAGTTCTTAGAAGATTTAGTACTTGTTGATTTAAAAGGAAATGATCCAGATAAGGAATTACCTTTTGATCAAGCAAATGCAACAGAACTTGTAGAAAATTCTTCAGAATTTGACAACTGGCTCAACGAGGTAGTCTTTGATCTTGAAAACTTTCGTAGCAAAGCTCAAGATACAGTTGTTCAAAAAACTAAAACTGTATCTGGATCATGATGATATAGGTATGAACAAAGACCAGTATCTACGAATGGTAGAACAAACTGGCGAAGAAATAGATTGGGATAGAATTCCTCCAGATGTGGAGGACTTTCCTGATGCTGTAATTACAGCACTAAATATCTACAATTCTTTAGGGAATAGAGTATATCCAGATATTGGGTACGTAGGTAAAGATTATACTAATTTAGAACTTCTATATAAACTTTATTATATTGAGAAAAAAGATAAAGATTTTATATTTGAAATTTTATTATACTTAGAAAGTATAGAAATAGATAAATCACAGCGACGCTTAAAAGCGGAATACGATAAAATAAAAAGAGGATAATGGCAAAGAAAACGAAGATGGAACTGAACATGACAGGGACGGGCATAAAAAGCACGGCCAAAGATGTTAAGAAAACCAGGCAAGAGACGGATAAACTAGATAAGTCCCAAAAGAACCTTAGTAAGGGTACTAATAAGTATCATAAGTTACAAAAAGGTGTAGCTCAAGCGGGAGCAAACTCAACTAAAAACTTCTCAAAAATGAATCAAAGCATGGGGGGATCCTCTGGTTTGGTGGCAGCTTACGCAACGTTAGCTGCTAACGTATTTGCTGCGACTGCAGCATTTGGTGCTCTTTCTAGAGCAGCAGAATTTGAAAATCTCAAAAAGGGTTTAACAGAACTTGGCGCTCAGTCAGGTCGAACCCTATCTATAATGGCAGAGGGTCTAAGAGAAGTAACAGGAGGAGCAATCTCAGCAGAAGAGGCTATGAGAGGAGCAGCTTTAGGAGTATCTGGTGGATTCGGAGGAGAACAACTAGAAGGACTTGCTAAAATTGCTAAAGGAGCTTCCATAGCTTTAGGTAGAAACCTACCAGATGCATTTGATAGGTTAACAAGAGGTGCCATAAAACTAGAACCAGAAATTTTAGATGAATTAGGTATTATGGTTCGTCTTGATGACGCTGTGGAAAACTATGCTGCCGAAATAGGTAAGAGTGCTGGAGCTTTAACTCAATTTGAGAGAAGACAAGCATTTATGAATGCTATCTTAACACAAGGAGAAGAGAAATTCGGAGAAATAGCTGAGGCTGTTGACACCGATCCCTATGCAAAATTAGGAGCTACCTTTGGAGATTTAACTAAAGATATATTTACCTTCGTAAATGAAACTTTGTATCTAGGAAAGATTATGGGCTTCTTAGCAGATAATACTGCTATATTATTAGGTGTAATGGTATTATTTGGATCAACTATTGCAGCTAAGATGTTGCCCTTCTTATCTGATTCCGCTGCTTCAGCAGCGAATGCAGCTAAAGGAATGGCGGATACGGCAGTAGCAGCAGAGGATGCTGTTAAAACACAAAAAGAATTTGCACAAGCAACTATAGGGGCTACTAAAGGGGGTTCTAAAGCTTATCAAGGTATGGCAAAGAGTGTTCGAGAAGGTAAATATGAAATAACCTCACTAAAGACAATGCAGGGAAGCTTAAATAAGTCTACTGCTGCTTTACAAAGTTTAGAAGATAGAAATGCAGTTAAAGATGCTGCAGCTCATAAGGTAAAAGTTGCTAATATAAAAACAGAGCAAAGAAACTTACAAATTTTAATAGGATTAGAAACTGAAAGAGCAGCAGTATCAGCAACAGCAGCGATTGCAACTGCTAGATCAAACCAAGCACTGGCTAATGTAGCTATTGTAAATGCTTATGCACAAGGAAACGCAAATCTTTGGACAACATTAAAAGGCGTAAAAGGTGGAGCCCAAGCATTAGCAAAAGAATTAAATACCATATCAGCAACACAAATGGGCTTAACTACTGAAACATTACCTGGGGGTACTAAAGCTATGAATAAAATGAAAGCAGGAGTATTTCAACTAGGTACTGCTTTTAGAGCACTTGGAAAAGCTATATTAAAAGCCTGGATGCCACTAGGTCTTATTATTATAGCGGTAGCCGCTGCTGTAGCTATATTTAGACATCTTTACCATACAAAAGAAGCTGAAGCCTACAATAAGACTTTAGAAGATATGGATACTGTTTTAGCGGATATAAATAAAAAAGCAGAGAAGTTTAAAGACTCTATGACTATGGCAGATGCTGCCTTTTCACAAATTCGTGCTTTTGAAGTAACAAGTGGACTAATAACAGAAACTAATGACTTGGTTCAAAAAGGTATGAAAGAAAGAATTGCTGTACAAAATAGTTTGACGAAGGGTGTAGAGGAGGAACTTACAGGTCATTTAAGTGTGGAGGCTGCCCGTAATAGAATAAACAGGTTATTAAGTGGTAATAAAGGGTTGGGTAAAACTCCTGAAGAGTTAGCTATGGGGGATAATCAGTATGGTTATTTTGCACCTAAAAGAAGAAGTCAACAAGCAGGACTTGCTAGAGGAGATCTAGCAGTAGATTTTGGTGTTAAAGAGTTTGCTAAAAAAGATGAAGGTTTAACTCATCTATTTGCAATTAAAGAAAGTCCAGAATATGCAGGAATGCAAAATATAATGCAGAGTGAAATTCCTGGTATGGCAAATCTTTTAAAGAAGAAAATGAAAAATATTATGAAGGAACCCTTTGTAGACGGAGTAGACTCTGCAGCACAATTTAGTAGAGCAATAAAAGAAGTTCAAGTCACATTTGGTGGAATAGGACCAGCAGTAACAAATATGAGAACTTCACTACGAGAATCCGAAAAAGAAGCCTCTAAATTTATGCAAGCATTTCAAAAGAAAACAAAAGTTGACGCTATAGTAGATTCTTTTGTTGCAATAGAAAGAAATGCTAAAGAAATAAGTAGAGAAGTAAATAAAGCTTTTGGAGATGAGGCAGATGCAAGTGTAATAGCTTTAGGTAAATCTTTATCTGATGTCGGGACAATAACAGCTCAAATGATAGGCCCTGAGTTTGTGAAGGCTCAGAGAGAGTTACAAGATGTTCAAAAACAAATAAGCGAAACTGGGGCAGTAGATCAACAAGGAGCTGATTGGGACGCTTTAGTAGCAAAACAAAAGGCGTCCGCTAAAGCATTGGGTGGAATGTTTAAAGACTTTAAAAAGATAAGCAAAGAGATGCAATTACATCAGCGTCTTGAAATTCAAAAAAAGAAAATTTTAAAACTAACCTCAAATATACTTAAAAAAGTAAATAAAGAATATAAGAGCAGTACAGCATTATCAAAAGTAGCATTACAAATCGAAAAACAAAGAGCTAAATTTGAAATTCAAAGTATTCAATTAGAAACACAATCTGTAAAAAATACTTTTAAGGGATTAAAATTTAAAGAACAATTTGTTGATAGTCTTGGTAAAGCTTGGTATCTACATGGAAAAATAAATGCTGAACAAATACTTGAATTAGATAATATAGAAGATCAAATAGGCATGACTCAAGCTTTAGGAAAAGAGGCAGGAGATTTATTCGCTCTTAGAGATATGGCATTAAAGCAAGCTATTGCAGGTGAAGAACTGCTTCATTTGAAGGCTGTAGAAAAAGACGCATCACTTGTAAGAGAAATCGAAGCAAAACAACAAATAAATAAATTAACTGAAGATTTAAGATTAAAACAAGAAGCAATATCAAAAACTCAAAAATTAATTGAAAAATTTCAAGCAACAGGTAGAACTGAACTTAATGCGGCTGAAGAAGCGAAAATAGAAGTGGAAGCTGCTAAAAGCGCGGCAGAGTTTGCAAGAAATAATTTAGTTCTTGAAAAAGATCTCCTAATGGCAAAAGGAAGGATACAAATTAAAGAATTTGAGTTAATGAATAAAAGAATAGAATTAACTAATGCAGAATTAAAAGCTCGAGATCCAGCTGCATCTCAAATAGAGCTTATAAATATAGATCAGGTGGAAAGAGATATTAATAAAGCAACAGCAAAATCTATCGAATTAGCAGAAGCAGTAGTAGTAGGACTAGAACAAGGGGTTACTGTTGCTATAATGAATGGAATTAAAAATGTAAGAGAAGCTATGACTTCGGGTGACCTAGGATTTGGAGAAGGTACTGAGACTATAGGGAAGTTGGTAACAGAAGATAATAAAGGACCTACAGGTAAAGGAGGCGGTAAAGATGGAGCTGAACTGTCTATAGGTGAAAGACTACAATCAGCAGGAGCAATAGTTGATACATTTGCTGCAAAACTAGCGACTATAAGCCCTGAAGGAGCTGCTTATGCAGCAATGGGGCAGGGTATGATGGGCATGGCTCAAGGTTTAGCTGATTTCGCGGAAAAGGGAGCTACTTCTGCCCAAAAACTTGACGCAGTATCAAACATAATGGGTAGTATAGGAGATGTTATGAATGCAGCTTCAGCTTCAGCAGTAGCAGGAATAGATCAACAAATAGCAGCTGAAGAAAAGAGAGATGGCAAGTCAAAAGAAAGTTTAAATAAAATAAAACAATTACAAATGAAAAAATGGTTAATGGAGAAAAAAGCATTTGACCAAAATAAAAAGGTAAAAATAGCTCAAGCTTTAATATCTACTTATACAGGTGTCGCAGCTGGAATAGAAAAAGGAGCACCTTGGGGATATATAGAAGCAGCTATAACACTGGCTATGGGTATGGCTCAAGTTAAAGCTATACAAAATACTAAATTTGCAGGAGCAAAACCAGGGGGGACGGGTCTTAATGCTCCAAATACAGCTTTAAATATAGGAAAACGAGACAATAAAGTTGATGTATCAAGAGGAGTTTCAGGAGGAGAACTTTCATACTTAAGAGGTGGTAGAGGTCAAGGTAGTGGTCCAAATGACTTTAAACCTGCTGGTGGAGCTGTAGGATTAAGACAGGGTTATAATACTGGTGGAGTACTTATAGGAGAGCAGGGTCCAGAAGTAGTATATCCAACAACACCAATAACAGTAAATCCAAATAATAGTGCGACAGGAAGTACTAGTGTTAACTTTACAATTAACACAATAGACTCTCAAGGAGTTGCAGAATTCTTAGACACAAATTCAGGAGCTATTATACAAACAATCAGAGGAGCTGCAAACGGCTACGGAACAGGATTTTTAGAAGAAGTGGATACTACGGTACTCGCTCCAGGGGGCTAAGATATGGGAGTTATAACACATTCAAATAGATTACCAGATCCTAACTATTCAATAGAGGAAACAGGAAAGGGAGGATCAGGAACGGCTGGGCCTGGTTTTGCATCTGTAAAACTTGAATCAATACAACCAACCGCGGTAAGTACTACAAATAGTGGACGAGTAACTTCTCGTTCTATTGTAGCACATAAATGGAAAATAGATATTAGCTATAACCCAATGACTCGAGACCAATTCGAGCCTATCTTTAATTTTCTTATGGAAAAAAGAGGACGATTAAAACCTTTTGAAGTAGTACTACCTCAGTATGCTGCACCAAGAACAGCATTAAGTATTACTGGTGGACAGACATACTTAAAACCAGCAGCAAATATCACAGCAGGTGCACCTTATTTTTTAGCAACTAATCACGGAGATACTAGTTCACCTTATACTGGAGGTATGCGCCCTGGCGACATGTTTACATTTAATGATACAGGTAACTCAAACCATAAAAAAGTATATAGAGTTACAAGTGTAACAGATAGAGATAATTATATAGCAGGTCTACAACCAGCTACTGCTGAGAGGTACTACTATGTAACTCCTTCTATAGAAAAAGCAGTTACAGCTAGTAGCACTACATTAATTACTACAAACCCAACTTTTAGAGTTATACAAAACGGAGATACCCGTTCGTATTCTCTTGGAACAAATAATTTATATGAATTTAGTCTAAGCCTAGTGGAGGCTCAACCGTAATGTCAACAGAAAAAGTTATTAATAGTACCATTAGAACTAATCTTCTTAACAATGAAGATTTTCTTTATGCACATCTAGTAAAATTTGAGCGTCCATTTACAAAAGCTACTGATGGAAATTATCCTACAGACGCAAGTAGATATGCCTATTATACTGATGGAAGTTATGATATATCATATGATGACGGTAGTGGTAATGGGGCTCAAGTTTATAGAGCAAATAGGGTACTAAGTATAGGAACTTACTCGGAAACTACACAAGCTCGTGCCAGCCAAATGAACTTAACTCTTGCGGGGGAAGATTTAAAATCTTCAATATCTCTAGCTGGAAGTATATCCACCAGTGGAGTATTTACTCCAACTTCTACAGTATATGAAGGATACCCACTAGACTTTGTAGAAAGAGGTTTTAAAGAAGGAGACGAAATATCTTTTACGTATAGTAGTACTACTTTAACTTATAGAATATCTAGTTTTACTTCTAATAATACTATTTTAAACTTAGCAGTTATTGGTACTACTCCAGATATTGTAAGTTCTTTCCCGGGCTCTACTCTGAGTCAAACATTTACTGTAAAACTTGAATCTGATGAATTAACAGCTCCTCTACAAGAAAGAGGAATAACTATATCAGGTACCTCAGCCGCTAGTCCTAACTTTATAAATAGAAGTGTAATGATTTACAAAGTATTTATAGACCAAGATACAGGTTTAGCTTGGGGTGGTACAGGTATTACTATATTTAAAGGAGTAATTCAAAATGTATCTATTGATGAAAGCCCTACAGGGGTAAAAGTTAAATGGGGTATTACAAGCCATTGGGGAGATTGGAATCAAGTTGGGGGTAGATTAACTACTGATGAAATTCATAGAAATCTACAGCCTAATCAAATGCCTGCCCCAGTCCAGCCTATACGAAATGAATATGCAAGTGACTTAGGCTTTTTACATGCTGAAAGTTCTTTAAGTGCTATAGCAAATTATACTACTCAAGAAACTAGAACTAAGATGAAGAAAAAGAGAAGAGGAGGCCTTGCCGGACTCTTTGGAGGTAAATACTATATACAAGAAGAATACCAAATTGACATTCAAAATGAAGTTGATTTAAATATACATTTACAAGGAAGATACCTTCCAGTAATTTATGGTGTACAAAGAGTAAATGGTAATCCAGTATTTGCAGACACACTAAATAGTGATAGTAAAGTAATCTTTACAGCAGATGCTATTTGTGAAGGAGAAATTCACGGATTATATAATATATATATAGATGATATTCCTTTAATATGTACTGATGATAATGACTATGATGTTAGAAGGGTAGGTGGAACAGACCAAGATAATACGCAACTTCAATGTTATGGTAGAATGTCTCATGGAGAGACTTTAATGGGGAAAGAAGGAGACCCAGTCGAAACTAGTGGAGAACCTCCTATTGGTGTAGATACAAGAGATCATAATGAAAGATCCGTTCTTATCGCCTATGGACATGCTTTGCAAACGGGCGGTTATATACCTGGGGTAACACGTGACTGGTTCAAAGGAGTGGGCATGTCTGCAGGTACAAATGGAGTTTTACATAGAAAAAGTTGGAGCATTGATGGAGTACACAAAATAGATTCCAGCTTTTTTAGTGGAAGAGCAAATCAACTAGCTTCTTCTATGCTATATAATCCTGCTCAACTTACAGATGGGATAGAAAGTATATCAGTTACTAATCCAGGTACTGGTTATACTAGTAATCCAACTATAGCAATATCTGCTCCCTCAGGAGGAGGAGTAACAGCAACAGCTGAAGTACAAACTCGTGGGTATACTGAAGGCGGACTCCAAACAACAATTGGGGCAATAAGGCTATTAACTTCGGGTTCAGGATATACAGATTCAGATACAATTACAGTAACAATTACTCCAAATACACAAGGTACTGGAGCACGAGCAACAGCAAATAGAGGTGGGTACAAAAGACAAGTAGATTATTATGAAGGAATAGAGCCTTACTGGAATTCAAATCATAGACTATTAGATACTGCATATTCAGCAACCCGTTTTGAAATTAGTCCAGACGCCACAGAAATACCTGAAATAGAGTATGTTGTCAAAGGGTCACTACTTGATTGTTATAATTATGATAATATTTATGTGCCCGATGAAGTTTTAAACCCAGCAAGTGCAGGAGATATTACAACTAGAGCAGCTACATTTAAAATAGGAGATGTGATAGCCGTTGAATATAGTACAGATGGGTCTAGTTGGACTAATGATACTTCGGGACTACATTCAAATGGTAAGTTTAAAATAATAGATAAGTATGAATTTCAAACCAATAGACAAACAACTCAATGGAAATTTGAATTAGATTCCGCTCCAGCTTTAGCAGTTACGAACGGAGCTCCTGGAAGAACTCATTTAAGATTAAAAAATTCAAGTAATCAGTACTGGTACATGTTAACATGGAACTATACTTTGTGTACTGATAAAACATTTCCTGATGAATGGAAGCTGCCTACTTGGACCCTAGTTGGGGATAAATTAACTGGTACATTTTCAACAGCAGATGCAGCACTTTTAGGTAGTACTAGTGACTATACTTCTTATCAATTCTATACGACTAATTGGACTGACATACCAAGCCTTAGTAAGGCATTATTAACAGGAACATGGGCTGGAAATGTAGTTACTATAGATGTTCCAATGCCTCTAGCAGATGCGACCGCATCACTAGCTGCTATGAATGCACGATTAAAAATAAAAAATGGTAAAACATTTAAAGTTCCTTCAGGTGGCACAGGTACTACTAACTATGATGAAATTACTGGAATAACAAATTCAAAAGAATTATTTAATACTTATAGTGATACTGACATGAAAAGTAGTAATGCACGAACCTATGTTGGTCGTGGCGCTTTACTTCAAAATACTACTACAGGAGAAGAAAGAGAAATTGAAGATTTTAATACTACTAGTGATACTATAACTTTATCAACTCCTTTCTATACTCCTCCAACTCCAGCTGATAAGTTTACAATAACAGGTAGAGGGGCGGATAAACGAAGCTCTACTAATCCTGCAATACAAACACTTGATTATTTAAGTAATACTCGATATGGTAAAGGGTTAACAGGTACAGATTTAAATATTGATTCCTTTATTGCTTCAGCAAAATTATGTGATACTAGATCAAATGTAACACTTAAGCTAAAGACTGTTAGTGGTATAGCAGCAGGAGATGTTTTTGAACTAAAAGTGGGAGGTTCCACAAATAGCGGAGATTTAGTAGCTCAGGGTACAGTAGGGACAGCTTCAGGTGATATTGATGCTGTAAATACTACTATTACTCTTACTAACGTACTTGGTAAATTTACTAAAGCCTATAGTACTTATGGGCAGTATCTAGAAGGAGATATAATTTATACTGTTGCAGGACGCTATTATAGAGCTGGGTCCACAGTAACAAATACTAGTGCTGTAGAACCAGTTCATGAGACTGGTACTGTTGGGGGTATGACATATATTTGTAAGCATACTGATACTTCAACAGCCACCGACATTATTTTACACAAAACAGCAGGAAACGGTACTGCTAGTACTATAGCTTTAGAAAAACGATTTGGTAAGCCTGTTGAATATGGGTTATATGACTCTGATTGGGTAAGATATTGGAGATACTATGGTTGGGATCGTAACAATCAAGCAGAAGTAACTAGGCACCAAACTAATTTTATACTTGATACTGGTAAGTCTCAATTCGCAAATATAAATGCTCTACTTTCACACTTTAATGGTATACTATCTTATGAAAATGGCAAATATGTATTAGACGTAGAAACACAAGAAGATGCTCCAACAATAAATCTTAATTCATCTCAAGAAAATATTAATCCGTATTATATAGAAAATTCAGATATAATAGGAAAAATATCCTTGAAAGATGATTCACAAAAAAAAGGTAAAAACACTATCAAATCAAGTGTCGCTGATCCTCAAAATAATTGGGGTTCTAGAAGTATAACTTTCTTTAATTCTGATTTTTTAAAGGCAGACAGAGACATAGTAAAAACTGGAAACTTTCCTTTTACTGGTATAACTAATTATTGGAATGGAAGAATTGGAGTAGAAAAAGAATTATTCCAAAGTAGATTCTCAAAAGAAATAAGTTTTACTATAGGACCAAAAGGTTTATTATTAAAGGTAGGACAAGTTATAAGTATGAATTATGATTCCTTTGGCTGGTCTAATAAATTGTTTAGAATCGAGAACTTAAATTTTAATGCAAATTGCAATGTTTCAGTAAAAGCTACAGAGTATGATGATAGCATCTATGAAATCACAAAACAACAAGCACTCGGAGTTGAAACTCAATCTAGTGCACATTTTTCACTTCCAGTTGTAGAATCTCCTAGTAGTCTTGCTACAACTACAAATAAAGCAGGATCAGTTATTATTACTTGGACTAATGGAACTGATTTTGTTGAAGGAACAGACTCCACACAGATATGGGCGTCTTCAACTAATGATAGAAGCGCTTCCACCCTTATAGCTACAATAGATAATGCAGAAAGTTATGCATATACTACGGCTGTTGCTGATACTAAGTATTATTGGGTAAGACATAGAAGAAAATCAAAGAAAGGGCTTAAATCCTTCATAACTAGTTCAGGGTTTTTCCCTGTAAGTACAACTGGTGGAACAACAGGAACTGCACTAGCTATAAGTGCAGGAGCAGCAACAATCAGCTTAGTTCCTAGTAGCCATGTTATAGATTGGAATAAAACATCATCAGCCGAAACTTCTACTATAGCTTTTAGTACTACAACTTTCAATATGGAAGGAACTATATACTATGAATTTTTAGTTGGAGCAAACACTAGACAAAATTTGACAACATCAACATATACTTTAGGAGACTATGATGATGCTACTTGTGATACAACTAATACTAGTACTAATGTTACTGTAGATAGCACTACTAATTATAAAGTAGGAATGAAAGTTACAGGTGCAGGTATTCCTGCGTCAACACTTATAGCTGCTGTACCAAGTGCTACAAACTTTACATTAAGTAATGCAGCAACAGCAACTGCTACAAATATAACCTTAAATATTACAGACGAACCTGGAGCAGATGATGCTCCAATACAAGTAACAGTAAAAGCAAGACAAGGGAGTGCGGGAGCCTCAACAATACTTGCACAAGATGTTACTTCAATATTTGCTGTTCAAGACGGACAAAGTACTGTAACAGGAATATTGACAAATGAAGCACATACTATACCTGCTGCCACTGACGCAACTGTCAGTAGTTTTTCAGGATCAGGGGGCACTTTTCTCGTATACTACGGTAATACAGAAATTGCGGATATAACAGATTATCAAGCTTCAGATTTAGTATTTAGTGTACAGGCTACAACAGGAACAGTAACAGCAGCTATTAATGCAACTTCAGGAGTCTATTCTATATCAGCACTTGGCTCAGACACAGCTACAGTAACTTTTAGAGCAACAATTAAAGGTAGTATGCTTGGTGGATTAGATACTACAAATGATGTAACACGAGACAAAGTATATACAATATCAAAAGCAAAAGTTGGAGCAACAGGAACAGGGGTAGCAGGATTAAACCAAAAAACAATAAGTTTATATTACCTTAACAATACTACTAGTACTGCGCCAACACGTCCAGATAATGATTTATTTTGGAATTTTGCAGAGAAAAAATTAGTTCAATCAACTGGTACAACAACAACTTTAAGTGACGGACACGCATCCCTTGATAGTTGGACACAAGCTCTTCCTAGTACTACAAGTACTAATGGAGTAAGATGGGTTACAATGGCGGTGGCTTCTGCTAATACTGCTGAAGATACAATATCATCAGGAGATTGGGCAGCACCAGCTGTAGTTGGAGCTGATGGGTCTCAATATGCCAGAATAGACTTATACCAAAGAAATGCTAGCGCTACAGCTCCTGCCAAACCAACTACTAATCTTTTCTATAACTTTAGTCTAGGAGCTTTAGTAGCAGATATAACATCAACAACACCCCTAACAAACTCAAGTAGTGATCTAAATAGTTGGAAATTAGATATACCTCTAGCTAGTGCGGGAGGGTACTTACATACAACCAGTGCAGTCGCATTAGCAAATACAAGTGCTTCTCATGATACTATTGCTCCAGCAAATTGGGCGGATGTAACCATATTAACAACACAGGGAACTGCAGGGACTGCTTCAATAAGTAATATAGTTACAGCTAATAACCCTTGGATTTTTAAAAGTTACGAATATGATCCTGATACTCGTACTGATACTGTTGTATACTCCCCTACTACTATAACACTTACTGCAAATACCCAAAATACTACAAATGCTACAGGAGCATGGACTGCTTCAAATAGTGTTCCATTTGCAAGTGTAGATCATACTATTGATTCTAATGGTATTGCAAGCTGTACAATAGCTGCTTCTGCTGTTGTTGATGGTATGACAGTTACATATACTTTACACTCAGATGATAATAGTCTTGCAGATCATGTTACTATTAAACTTTTTGAAGGTGATGAAAGTAATGATGTTGCTGTACTCGAAAATGAAGTACATTTATTATTAGCCAATGATGATGGTACTATAAAAAGTGGTGGGTACAGCGGTAGTGGTACTGAAATAAGACTATCCGAAGGTGGAAAAGAATTAGATTATTTACATACTGCTTCAGCAACAGGAGACTTAAGCGCTGGAGAATGGTATATAACAAGCATTACAGCAACAACAGGAATTACAGTAGGAGCTAAAAGTTCAGAAGCTGGTGCAACTAGTAGTGCTTCTAGACACGCTCAAATAGCAGATCATAGTAGTGCTGCAACAGGAACAGATCTTTTTACAATAACGTATAATATTACATTAAAATCAAAATCTGGCACAGTAAACACAGTTACTGGAAAGCAAAGAATAGGAAAATCAAAACAAGGAACAACAGGGACTACTGGAGCTTCTACAAACATAGTTTTTAAAAGAGCAGCTTCTGTAAGTACTCCAAGTAATTCTTCTGGTGTTCCTACTGGTTGGTCAGATGGTCCTCCAAGTGGAACAGATCTTTTATGGGCGTCTCAAGGAACAAAAGCATTAAACTCAGCAGATTTTGTGTGGACTACACCTTTTAAAATAGAAGCTGGAGCAGTTGCAGAAATATACATTTATAGAAAGAATAATTCTGGAGCTCCGAGTGGAGGAAGTTATAACTTTACAAATAATACTTTAGCTCTTCCCACTAATTGGGTCAAAGATCCTCCAGCTCTTACAGCAAATAATGATGAAGTATACGTAGCCCTAGGTTTATCTACTGGAGCTCCCACAGCAACCGCAGCTAGCGTTAGTTGGGGTACCCCTGTTTTATATGCTAGAAGAACAGACGGAACTGATGGATCTCCTGGAGCTGCTGGGTTAAACAGCAGTACAGTATCTTTATACAATAAGAATACTAGTAGCTCTTCTGCACCTTCCGCCTTTAGTGGTACATTTACTTATACCTTTGCAACAGGAGCAATAAGTAATGGTACACTCAATGGTTGGACCACTGCAGTCCCTGCTTTAGCTGCTGGAGAATACGCATGGGTTAGACAAGCTACAGCTAGTAGCTCTGCTACTACAGATACTATTCCTACTTCAGAATTTTCAACAGCAGTTATGCATAGTGGAGTAGGGGAAGATGGACAGAGTATAACAGGTGCTGCAGGTAACTCCAACGCACTAGTAGCTTTATATGCAGTTAATACAAGCAGTTCTAGCGCTCCTTCAGCTTTTAGTGGCACTTTTACTTATACTTATGCCACAGGGGCGGTTTCTGGGGGCACACTTAATGGTTGGCAAACTACAGTACCAACAGTAGCACAAGGGTCTTTTTTATGGGTTAGACAAGCTACAGCTAGTTCTAATACTACTACTGACACTATTGCTACTTCAGAATTTTCAGCCGCAGTAGTAGCAAGTGCTTCTGGTGCTAATGGAGCTCCTGGAGCAGATGGAGATGATGGAGCTGGTATTGAATATATATTTGCAGTAACCGCTGATTCAAGCACCTCTCCTAGTGCTCCCAATAATTCTTGGGGATTCGATCAACCTAGTAGCCCCTGGGCTGATGCAGCTCCAGCTGTAACAACATCTAATAAAGCTCTTTGGAGCACTCAAAGAGCTATAGTTGGAAGTCCTTCAGCAGGAGACGCTGTATCAGCTAGTTGGACCAGTGCTACAGTTGTAGGAAGGTTTGCAGATGATGGGTCTCCTGGAGCAGCTGGAGCAAATAGTGCTACCGTTACTTTGTATAGAAAAAGCTCAAGTAATTCAAGTGCACCTACTGCTTTTAGTGGTACTTTTACATATACTTTTGCTACTGGAGCAGTCACAGGTGGAACACTTAATGGTTGGACTACAGCTCTACCAAGTATAACTAATGGTGAGTATATATGGCAAAGACAAGCAACAGCTAGTAGTACTGCTACTACAGATAGTATTCCTACCTCTGAATTTTCAGGAGCAGTTGTACATAGTGGAGTAGGAGCAAACGGAGAAAGTATAACAGGAGCAGCAGGTAACTCTAATGCTTTAGTAGCTTTATATGCAGTTAATACAAGTAATTCAAGTGCCCCCTCTGCTTTTAGTGGTACTTTTACATATACTTTTGCTACTGGAGCAGTCACAGGTGGAACACTTAATGGTTGGACAGCAAATTCTCCAAACATTCCAGATGGATCTTACTTATGGGCTAGACAAGCTACAGCTAGTTCTAATACTACTACTGACACTATTGCTACTTCAGAATTTTCAGCAGCAGTTGTAATAGGAGGAGTTGGAGAAGATGGAGATACAGGACCTAGTGGCACAGCAAACTTAGTAGGTAAAATGGAAGCTGTTCCCTCAACGGTGATATGGAGTTCAACGGATGCTGTTAACTGGTCTCCCACAGGTACTACACAAGACCAAACAATTACTTTCTATAATGGTCTTAAAAATGAGACTTGTGTAATTAGATGGACTCTGTCTATTATTGCTTGGAGCACAGCAGATTTTATAACTTCCGTTGCAGAAATAACGGATTCAACTAGTAGCTTTAGCTTAGGAAGTATTAGCCCTTCAAGTGCTACTAATAGAAAGTATGCAACAGTAGTAGTTACTCATGATGATGGTTTAACACTTACAGCTGATTGTTTACTATCAGTAACAGGTATTGCGGGAGCAGGAAAATAATGACAACAATTACATCAAGCAACGGGTACAGCTTAAGACCCTTAATAGAAGCAGATTATAGTTTTGTAATGGAAGTATTAAAAGATTTTCCTATAGGCTCGAATAGCTATGCACAAAGAGTTAATGAGTTTTCTACTATGCTTTACGTAACTGAGGGTTTTACAGTTGCAAAAGTAAAAGCACAAACTCCAACAGCCGTTACTATGATTACAGTAAAAGATAGTGTAGCGCGAGCATTATGTTACCTAGATTTTGCTAGTTTAGTGGCTGAACAAAGAATAGCAGCAGTTCACCCTGATCATAGAGGTGGCAAACATTTTACAGCACAACAGATGCTAGCAGCTTATCTTGCTTATACTGAATGTGACTGTACTTCTTCTATGCAAGAAGCAATAAGTTCAGGAGGAATAAATACAGTCGCTAATAAATGGAGATCTACAATGAGTACGGCTGAAACAGAACGAGAAACAATAGATAAATCAGGTGATGGAACAACTTACACCTTAAAAAAGATTATACAAACAGCAGCAGAACACGAAACCTATAGAGCAGCACACTCAACGTGGGGCTCAGTAACATATACTGTTTCTTAATAAGTATAACACAATAATTCGGGTCTAACACACCCCTTAGAAAAATATTTCTTGACATATACCTTAAATTTTGGTATAATTATACAAATGGAGGAAAAAAATTAAATGAGCGCAGGAACTTACAATTTCATATTAGAGCAAGGAGCCACCTTTAACCGTATTCTAACCCTAAAAGAAAACTCTGGGGTTATGAATCTAACAGGCTATTCGGTTGCGTCCAAGATGCGATCCACACACGACTCAGGTACCGTGGTGGGCACGTTTACGTG